ATGATGTGCAAGTGTATATCTATTCAGAACTATTTAATAAACCTTATGAAGAATTTAAATTCATAGCTATAGACAAAGGCTCATTAGACATCGGCATCTTTGACGTAAGTGAGGAGTTTTACAATTCAGGTAAGGATAAAGTAACCAAAGCATTAGAAACATTTGAAACATTTTTTATTAACGGAGCAGACTTAGATAGTTACTGCATAAAAGGTACTTTATGAAAGAGGCAAATAAAATAGCAAAACATATTATAGATATATCAGGTATTAACGTATTTGATAATAGTAGGAAACGAGAATATATAGAGATGAGGAGTTTACTTACCTTTATGTTAAGGCATCATTGTAATATGAAGTTTACAGACATAAGAGATTTCTACGAATCTAAAGGAAAGAATTATGATCACGCTACAGCTCTACATAGTTTGAAATCTTTTGAAACTCATAGAAGATACAATCCTAAAATAGATAAGTATTTTGATATAGTCCTACTTAGAATAAGAAACAAATCAAAATTAAGAAAAGCATTAATAAACCACATAGTAGACTACACTAAAGAAAAGGACTTAAAAAGATTATTAAAAATAGTAGACAAATTAAAAGATGGAAAAGAGCAAACAAAAGAGAAAAGAAATACCCTTGTATAGTGGACTAATAAAGTATTTCCCAGATGCACTATGCGAAGTAGCAAGAGTAAGCTACATAGGAAGTAAACAACACCACCCAGACAAAGAAATACATTGGGATAGAGAAAAAAGCAAAGATGATTTAGATGCACTTATGAGGCACTTGATGGAAAATGGTATGCACGACATAGACGGAGTAAGACACTCAGCAAAAATAGCTTGGAGAGCATTAGCCCATCTACAAAAAGAAATAGAGGGCGATAAGTTTCATAGCGAACAATGGAGAGTAGAACAATACAATAGAAACAGACACCCATCAGATCACATCATAGCAGGTACAGAATGAAACATAATGATATATATTTAGGTAATGCAGTTGAATTATCAAAAGAATTAGAAGATAATAGTATTGATTGCATTATAACATCACCTCCATATTATAACTCAAGCCACAAATATCAAAGAGGAACAGGTTTTCATTATACAGCAGATGTAGGAGAGCCTTTGTATGTTATTGTTGATTTTTTTGCAGCAATAAAACCAAAACTCAAAGAAGATGGCATAGCTTGTCTTAATTTAGGTTTTAGTTATGGAGAAACAGGCGTAATGCGTCCTTTTGATATAGTTAATAGATTGAGGGAAAAACAAGGATATTTTATAAATGATATAATTATTTGGCATAAAAACAACCCAATACCTATGAATAAAAGATTAACAAATGCTATAGAGTATATATTTGTTTTAAGCAAACATCCGATTGGAAAATACTATACAAATACATACACACATAATGTTTGGAAGTTTCCTGTAGATAAGGGTGGTAGAAATCATAGTGCTGTATTTCCAATTACATTACCTAAATTATGCTTAGAACATTTTACAAAAGAAAACGATTTAGTTCTTGATCCTTTTATGGGGAGTGGCACTACAGCTTTAGCTTGTACAGAAATGAAGCGTAATTATATAGGTTTTGAAATTAACATAGATTATATTCAAGTAGCAAAGAAACGAATTAATAAAACACAAACAGAATTATTTTGAAAGCAAAAAAATACACCACAATACAAAGAATAAAAAGATTAGAGAATGTAGTAAGTCAAATCTATATGAGTGTAGAGGTAATTAAGAAACAATTAGATGAAAAACAGAAATCTGAATCATAGCGATAATTGGGAAACACCGAAAGAACTTTACGATGAGTTAAATGATGAATTTGATTTTAATTTTGATCCTTGCCCTATAAACCACGATACGACAAAATGGGATGGACTACAAATAGATTGGAAAGAAAGAAACTTTATCAATCCTCCTTACAGTAGAAAACTAAAAGAAGCGTTTGTAAAAAAAGCTATACAAGAATCTAAGAAAGGTAAACTATGTGTGTTACTATTGCCTGTATCTACAAGCACTAAACTATTTCACGATTACATACTGCCAAACAAAAAAGAAATAAGATTTATAAAGGGTAGAGTAAAATTTATAGGCTATAACACATTTGGACAAAAGGTTACAGATAAAGCAGGTATGCACGATAGTATGATTGTAGTCTTGAAACAAAATATTGAAAACTAACGTTATATAATTGATTAATCAATCTTTTTCAATTATGGATAAAAGAATAAACAATGGGGGAAAGCGTGAGGGTGCAGGTAGAAAGCCTAAGACAGAAGAAATCAAACTATTAGAAAAACTCACACCACTTGAGCCTTTAGCATTTGAAGCTCTTAAAAAAGGTTTAGAGAAAGGCGACTTTAAATATGTACAACTATACTACAACTATGTAGCAGGTAAACCAAAAGAAACAAAGGACATACACATAAACGAAGATGTACCTTTATTTATTGATTAATGCAAGTAACCAAAACCTCAGCACTACTTAAACTCAGAGAACTTGAGAAACGAGTTCGTATAATTAGAGGAGGCTCATCAGCAGGTAAGACAATAGCAATCATAGCAATACTTATAGACTATGCAATTCGCAACAAGGGAAAAGAAATAAGCATAGTAGCTGAATCAATACCACACTTGCGTAGAGGTGCTTTAAAAGACTTCTTAAACATCTTAAAGGGGTTGAATAGGTATGATGATAGAAAGTTCAATAAAAGTACCTTAAAATACGAATTTAGTAATGGTAGCTATATAGAGTTCTTTAGTACAGATCAGCCAGACAAACTAAGAGGCGCAAGAAGAACAGACTTATTTATAAACGAGTGTAACAATGTTAGCTTTGATTCCTACCAACAACTAGCAGTTAGAACATCAGGTAACATATGGCTTGACTACAATCCTGCTAATTTGTTTTGGGTAGACAAAGAACTAATAGGACAGCAAGATGCGAACTTCATAACCTTAACTTACAAAGATAACGACAGCCTACCAGAGTCAATAATAAAAGAAATAGAAAAAGCAAAAGAGAAGGGTAAAACCTCAACCTATTGGGCGAATTGGTGGAAAGTGTACGGACTAGGGCAGATAGGTAGTTTAGAGGGTGTATGTATTCCTGATTGGAAACCTATAGACAATATACCACAAGAAGCAAGATTACTTTGCTCAGGCTTAGACTTTGGTTATTCTGTAGATCCCTCAACAATCATTAGACTATACAAATGGAATGATGCTTATATCTTTGATGAAGTGCTTTACCGAAAGGGTATGTTAAATAGAGATTTAAGTTACTTCATCAAACAGAACGAGATACGAGAAAACATATACGCAGATAGTGCAGAGCCTAAGTCTATTCAGGAGCTGAGGAACTACGGACACAAAGTATTCCCTGTAACAAAGGGTAGAGATTCTATAGTCTACGGAATAAACCTAATTAACCAAAACGAAATCTACATTACATCTAGTTCTAAGAATCTAATTATGGAGCTGCAAGGTTATGTTTGGGATAAAGACAAAGAGGGTAACAATCTACAAAAACCTACAGGTACACACCCTGATTGTATAGATGCAGCACGATACGCTTTAATGATGCAACTAAAGAATCCAAATAGAGGACAATATGCAATAAGGTAAATGTTAAAGAAATGTTAAAATTATGTTAAAGTGTATATAGGGTATTGTTTTATTAACATTTGTTCGTATATTTGTTGTGTAGTTAATTCTACAATGTTCTTTAAAATATTGAAAGTCAGTAAGGAAAAATGTTTTAGTAGAAATACTTATGAGAAGCGATGTACTTACTAAGTTGTGAAAATATAAAAGGTGTAGGACTTACCACCTACTCTCACTACAGAGATAGTCAAAAAGGTACGACAGTTATATAGAAGCAAGGAGGTAAGAGAAGAACATAGGAGCAGAATAAACTCTGCATAATGTCTGTAACAAAAAAACTCGTTTGATAGCGAGGAGGTAAAGTGAGTACCTATCAATACTCGAATCAAAAGTACAATGATTATTACCTAAGGCAGCACCTCACTTATTTTGACTTTCATAGCTCTCGGTTTAATAGATGTTATAGGCATATAATAAATATTAACCACACTTTGAAATGACATACTTTGAATTGAGCATTTAAGTTGTAAAGAGAGCCAAATATTAGAATGTGTATTCTAACTGATGATTCCAAAAGGATGAAATTTGACAAACAACAGGGCATACATAATCAATCTTAAGTCAGCTGAGGGTGTACAACCTATATACTTATGATCAACGTAAGCAGGAGAGCTTAACCCACACAGAAGAAACCCTTACAGAAATGTAGGGGTTTTTTTATGCTCTAAAACTTTTTTTTCTTACGTTATATATATATGAAAGTAGAGGTATATATTCCAGATACT